CAGATGAGAATTGAGAACTAAGTTAAGAAATGAACTAAAGGTTGATCCTAATGGAAAGATTTGGTCTGATTCAGTTCTTGATACATTTATAAACACTTGATACTTCCAAGTACAAAAAGATGGTAACTATCAATGGAGAGCTAATGATGCTGAATATCAATTTAATACAGCATCTTGAACACAAGAATATTCTTTACCTACTGATTTTATTAGAGTTGATCTAATGAGATTTGATACACAAGAATTATGGGCTAGAACAAAATCTGAATTAAAAAGAGAAGTACAAACATTCGTTGCATGAAGTCCAAATAGATATTACTTATTCTGAAATAATATATGATTTGATGTTATACCAGATAAAGTTAAAGAAGTTGATTTAGATTATAGAAAGAAACTAACTACATTTACTGATGATACTGATGAATCAGAATTTAGTGAAGAGTTTGATGAAGTAATAGTTAAGTATGCTGCTTTCTTAGCTTGGTCTAATACAAGAGGTAATGAAACAATATCTCAAAATAAACTATGAGAATACAGATTACAATTAGATACATTACTTAACTCTTATATATATGATATAGGGAATGTAAGATTTAATACACAAAGAATATGAAGTATAACAAGTGGTGCAAAGGTTTTAAATAGATAACTATTAAATAATGAGCTTAGTAAATATAGAAAACTTTTATTGAGGTTTATCATTAGTAGAGTCTTCTAACATTGAAGATAATCAATTTGAAACTCTAACTAATATGTTCTACAATAAAGATAAAAGAATACAAACAAGAAGAGGTATAGCAAACTTTGGTAATGCAATAGGTTCAGAACCAATAACATCTTACTTCTTCTTCCAAAGAGATGATACATGAGCTAGAATGGCTTTATGTACTGCTTGAGAAGTTATGTATGAATATAATGAATGAACATCTGATTGGGATTCAATCAAAACATGATTAACAGAATTTGAAACTGACGGGACTACTAGAACAAGGTGGTCTTTTGCTGTTTATAAAAATGTAGTATATATGTGTAATTGAATAGATGATTATGCTTCATATAATTGAACTACATATACTGTATATGCTTCAATGCCTAATGTTAGATACTTAAAATTTATGCAAGAAAGAATATTCGGTGCATGAGATGATAGTAATCCATCAACATTATATTATACAGATGCTTTACCTACTGACTGAACAGTATTAAATGCAAACTTAGTTGTAGTTGGTTGAGATGAATTAGGAAGAATTAATTGATTACTAGATTTATGACAAGTAATACTAGCATTTAAATCTAAGAAGATATATTCTATTAATGTAGCTACTCCTAGTGCAACACAAATAGATAGCCAGAATGGTTGATACTCACATAGAACATTTAAGAGTGTAGAGAATGCAATCTTATATTATAATGATACATGAGTAGATAGAGTAAAGGCAAGAAGTTGAGTATCTTGAGCTTCTGCATTAGCTAGTGAGCCATTAACAGCTGATCTAAGATCATTAACAGAAAAGATAACACCTAATAGTTATAACTATAGTATATGAGAATACATATCGCCACTTAATAACTATTACTTCACATTTGATGCAACAGATGATAGAATACCTGAAACAACATTAGTTTATTCAACATTAACTTGAGCATGGAGTAAATATGATTTACCAGCAATTAATGATTATGGTTACTATATAGATAGTGATTGAGAATATCATTACTTAGCAGCAAGTGCTAACTGAGGTCAAATGTATGAGATAGAGTCAGGTTTCCAAGATTTTTGATTAGCTATACCATCTGAAATAAAAACAAAGAAGTGGGACTTTTGAGATAGTACAATGTGGAAAACATTTGATAGTGTTGATGTAATTTGATTAAAGAACTTATGATCAACAATTACAGTAGAAGTATTAATTGATTGAGAGGTAGCTTCTAGTTCTACAATAGATGATACATTTACTACTTGAGCTAGTTCTTCATTAACTATATGAAACACTCCTATTTGAGTTAAGACTATTGGTTGATGAGTAGGAACATGAGAAGATATTGATTTATTTCAATATTTAATTAGAATACCTATGGTATACAGCTGACCTAATATACAAGTAAGAATGTATAGTGAAGATAATCCTAATGTATGGACATTAGATAAAATAAGAATTAACTATCAAAATGAAAGTCTTGATATATTCCCTGAAGCTAATATTTGATAACCAATAACTATGGCAGATTTAATAAAATATCCTTTAGAAGATGGATTTAAAACAACTTTAACACAAGCTTGGGACGGTGCTACTTGAAATATCAATGTTTGAAGTACACCAAGTTTTACTTTTCCATCATGAGTTACTACATATATAGTAGTTAATCCTTGAAAAAGTAATATACAAATAGCAGAGATAAATGCTTATAGTGCTGTAAACGGTACAATGACAGTAAATGATATAACATTAGAGAAATGAGCTAGTGTTAATTCTACTGCTCAAACACATAATGTATGAAGTGAAGTAATTATATCTGATAACTACCAATTTTGGAATGATATAGCTACAGCTATTAATAGTAAAATGAATTTAAGTGAAGACAATGTAGTTACTGCTGGTAAAACAACATATACATCAACTACTGAATCTCAAAAATGATGACAAAATGTAACAACTGCTCAAAGAACAGCTTTAACATGAGTAGTTAATTGAGATATAGTATATGACACAGATATATGAGTTAATTATCAATATATATGAGGTGTTTGGTCTACATTTGCAACATGAAGTGTAGTAAATGCCAGTGAAACAGAAGCAGGTAAAGTAGAGTTACCTACAACAGCAGAATTTGAAGCATGAACTGATGTGTGATGAACTTGAGCCTCATTATCTGTTTCACCTAGCCAAGTACAATCAATTAAAGATTGAACTGATATATGAATCACTTGAGAGATGAGATTATGGACTACTAATACAGCTCCAACTTCATGGTTAATATCAGATTGATCAGCTGTTTCAAGAACTACTTACTCTGTATTATTTGCTGTAATATGAACTACATATTGAGTATGAGATTGATCTACAACATTTAATCTTCCTAATTTAGCTGGTAATACACCAGTAGGTAAAGATTGAGCTACATTTACTGCTTTATGAGATACTTGAGGATCAGAAACTCACACACTTACTGTAGATGAGATACCAGCACATACACATACACAATATAGAACTGGTGTTAACTGATCTGGTAATTCATTTGCTTGTAATGATTGAGCTGCTTTAGATGATGCTACAATATCTACAAGCACATGAGGATGAGCTGCACATAATAATTTACAACCATATTTAGTATTGAATTATATTATTAAAACTTAATTTTAAAAACATGGCTACAATACAAGAAGAAGAGTTAAGACTTTGAAGACCACTAAGACCAGATGAGATAGCTGAGTTACAAGAATCTGAATGAGGGTTATCAGCTACTCCTGATTTATTTACAGAGGAAACAGTACAAGAAGACCCTACTATATGATTATGATTAGTAGCTCCTGAAGAAATTGAATCAGAATCTGCTACATTTATACCTGAGCCTACAGTTGCAACAGAAGATTCTCCTTTAGTAGACTTAGAAGAACAACCTGTTGTAGAAACTCCTGTATTAAATAGAGAGTCATTTTTAGATATTATGTCTAAAGATCCTAGTCAATTAACAGAAGATGAAAAAAGAACTATAAGAAGAGTTAAAGCTAGACAGGCAATGTGAGAGAGTTTAGGTACTATCTTTTGAGAAACTACAACAGAAGATACAACTACTACAACTGATCCAACAGGAGATTTTATAACAGAAGAAGAAAAGAGAATTGCAGAAGCTAAAGCAGCTGCTGCAACAACAACAGCAGCAAATGTCGCTTTAAGAGCAGAAGAATTAGCTGAAAGAGTTGAAAGAGATAAAGTTTCATTAAGAGAATCTTGAGATAAACAAATAGAAGCATTAAAAACAAGTATGTCTTTTAGTGGTTTTGGTAGAAGTTCAGTATGAGTAGAGAGAGTAGCTGATGTAGAGAAATCAGTAAATGATAAAATAGCAGCTGCTGAAAGAATAGCTAATTTAGAATTAGATATATATAAAGCACAAGAAGAATGAAAAGATTCTAAAACTATATCTGCAATGAATGCTAATTTAAGTAAAGCTAAATCAGATTTAGCACAAAAAGAAGCAGAATCTGCAATAGAAATAGCTAGATTAAATAAAGAAGCATGATTAAAATGAGATGAAGCACTATCTAGTTTTCTTGATGCTGCATTATGAGGAGAAGCTGAAGCTGCTAAACAATGATATGATAAAGAAGCTAGTTTAGCTTTATGATATATATCAGATAAGTTAGGTAATCCATTAAAAACAGATGCTGAATGAAATCCAATAGCTTATACATGAAATGAAGCATGATCAGATATAAAGATATCTAATTTCAAAGATTGAAACGATAATACTTATGTATATAAAAACTGAGTATTAGATAACATAATAACAAACACTTGAGACATATTATCTTGAGAACAACTTAAAGGAAAGAAAGTACCAGCTGAAGTTGAATCAAATAAGAAAAGTAAACAACAAAATGATTTTGAAACTCAATTAAGAAAGGAATTTAATACAAGACAAGAGATAAAAGATTTTACTAAGATTAATTCAAGTTTCAATAAGATAAAATCATGAGTAGAAAATCCAAGTGCTGCATGAGATATTGCAATTGTATTTAACTTTATGAAAATGCTTGATCCATGATCTACTGTTAGAGAATGAGAATATGCAACTGCTGCAAATGCTGCATGAGTTCCTACTGTTGTTAGAAATCAATGGAATAAACTAAAGAACTGAGAGTTTTTAGCAAAAGAACAAAGATGAGATTTTCTTAAAACTGCAAAGAATATATATGATAGTGAACAAGGTATAGCTAAAGATGTTGCTGATACTTATTCAAGTATAGCAGAAGCAGAATGACTAAGGTCAGAATTTATATTATGAAATTTTTGAGAAGAAGATATAGTAGATTTTGAATTAGATCAAGATATAGAAGATGAGATTGGTTCAGAATGGTGAGAAACACCTACAACTACTACAACTCCTTGAACATTTGAAAGTCCATCATGAACAACATTTAATATACCTGAAGAAGACACGGGTTTAACTAGTCCAGACACAACTGGCTGAACAAATGAGATACCTACTACATGATTCACAGAAAAAGTGAATATATCTAGGACTTGAACTAATGTAGCTAAAGATACTAACAATCCTTGAAATATAACAGCTGATAGTATACCAGCTTGAATATCAAAAGAAGAATATGGTAAAAAGATATGAGCTACTTGAACATATTTAAGTCCTAATGGTAGAGAATATTTTGTTTTCCCTGATGTAAAATCATGAACATGAGCTTTGGAGGCTGATATAACTGCTAAAATAAGTGGTAGAAGTTGAAATATTAAACCAACTGATACATTAGCTAGATTTCAAAGAGTATATGTATGAGAAACAAGTCAGAATTATCTAGCTGTATTAAAAAGAATGACTTGAGCTACAAGTGAAACTCAAATAAAAGATATAAACCCTAATTTATTAACTCAAGCTGTAATGAAAGCAGAATGATTTAACTCTTAATTATAAAACAATGGCATTAACGGAATACCAAAGAAAAGTAATGAAAGCTATAAAAGAGCAATGATGAACTGCTGATGATTTTAGAGCTTGGTTATCTAGTCAAAAAGAGCCAAAAGAAGTTACTGAAGCTCCTGAAGTAGTAGAAGAACCTACTTTAGAAGAAAAGGAAACAGTATTAGCTGAAGAGATAGCAAAAGAAGAACCAACTATTGATCCTAAAATAGCTGGAAGTAAAGCTAGACAACAGTTAGCTGAAGAATGAATAACAGAGGAAGAACCTTGAATATTAAGTAGGGTTTGAAAATGAGTAACAGAAGCTATTATATGAGAAGAATGAGAAGATACTTTATTAGAGAAATGAATGACAAGAGTTGTTGAATCTAATAAACCATGAGATTTTGATATTACTGAACCTTTAAAGGCTATTGAATGATGAGTACAAATTGCTTGATGAGTAATTAAAAGTTGACTTGAAGCTGGTTGAACATTAATATGAGAACTTCTATTAAGACCAGGATTAGAAACATTATCTCCTGAAACATTACAAAAAGTATGAGATATATCTTCTATACCTTGAGATGCTGTTAAAAGTGTAATAGAAAGTACATGATGACAAGCAGTTCTTAATTTAATTAATAAATGAACTGATCTTATACCTGATAATTTAAAAGATGATGCAGAAGCATTATTAAATATATTCTGAGTTAAGGCATTTGTAAGTAAAGCTCCTTGAACTTGAAAGGTTATAGCTGAAAAGATACCTTGAACTAAAATTAGACAAGCTAAAATAGCTGAAGTTGCTACTCAAGAATTAAGAGATACAGGTAGAGCTTTATTAAGTTTACCATCTAAAATAGATCAAGCTAAATGAGATGAATTACTAAAGTTTTTTGCTAATAACGCAAAAGCAACAAAGAACTTTGATAAGTTAGTAAATCAATTTGATGATTTATGAATATCATCTATTAATACATTAGATAAATGATTAAAATTAATAACAAAAACATTTAAACCAGCTTGAGCTAAAGAGGTGTTAAATGAGATGATAAAGAATGTTGATAAGATTAAATGATTAGTACCAGCTTGAACTAAAAAGACATTAAATGAATTATTAAAGAAATTAAATACTGAGTGATTAACTTTAACAGAAATAAATTGAATTAAAAGAAATATTAATCATTATACAAAAGGTTGGACTAAATCTTGATTAGAATGATCTTGATTAAAAGCTGAGTGAATTAGAGGTAAATATAGTGAGGTTAGGAAGTTTATTGAAAACACTGCTGCTAAAAACTGAATAACAGATGTAGCTGAATTAAATAAAGCATGGATTAATTCTAATGAATTATCTGAATATCTATATAAACAAGCAGTTTCTGTATCAAAGAAAAAAGGTATGGAAACATTAACTAAACCAGGTATTTTAATCTGATTATGAGAAAAAGCTAGAGATATATATCAAACACCTTTTAGATGATTATTTAGAGAGGTTACAAAGAAATGAATAATGGATATTGACTTAGAAGATGCAATTAATATAATAAATAAGTTATGACAAGAGGTTACACCTAAGAGTATTTTAAATATACTAAAGAAAAAATAATGAATATGAAAGCTGCGGCAATAAAAGAGAAAGCAATAAGAGAGTTAGAGAAAAGGCAAAAACCTAAACATGACTCCCTTATATCTTTTATTGAATACTTTTTTGAAGAAGAATTACACAAAGAGTTTGTTTCTAATTGGCATTATAAACTAATAGCTAAAGAATTAGAAGAACTAAGAGATTGAGTAACAAAGAAACTAATAATTAATGTTCCACCAAGAACATGAAAAACAGAATTAATAACTAAAACATTTCCAGCTTGGTTATTATGACAACAACCTGACCACAAGTTTATTGTATCAGGTTATTCTAGTACATTAACGAAAAACTTTAGTTCACAAGCTAGAGATTACTATCAAAGTAATACATATAAAAAAGTATTCCCTAGAAAAAGTCCTTTAAGAGATGATCAAAACACAAAAGAGTTATGGGAAACAGAAAGAGGTTGATATTATTATGCTGTAGGTTCAGGTTGATCTATTACTTGATACGGTGCAGATACATTTATTATAGATGATCCTATTAAACCAGATGAAGCAGAATCAGATGTAGTAAGAACTGGTATAAATAACTGGTTTGGTAATACTGTTATATCAAGATTAAATAATATGGCTAAGGGTAATATTATTATCATAATGCAAAGAGTTCATTGAGATGATCTATGTTGACATCTACTTGAAGAGATGAAAGAATGAACTGGTTACGATTGGAAACTATTAAGCTTTCCTGCTATAGCTACTGAGGACGAACATTATAAATTAAATGATGAATGGTTAGGTAGAAAACAATGAGAGCCTTTAGATAAAGAAAGAATGCCTTTAGAAGCATTAAATAAGATTAAAGAAACAATGGGTAATGTATACTTTAGTACACAATACCAACAAAACCCACTAGACAAAGAAAGTCAAGAGTTTCATGAAGAGTGGTTTCAATATTATGATACTTCTCCATGACATTGAAGAGTATTTACTACAGTTGATCCAGCGTTTAGTAAAAAAACAAGTGCTGATTCATCTGCTATAGTTACTTGAATGTTTATAGAAGATAAAATGTATATGTTAGAATATACTGTATGAAAATATGATCCATGAGAACTTATTGAGAAGATGATATATCATATCAATAAATGGAAACCTGAAAAGATAGGTATTGAAGCATTCCAAGCACAAGTTACTATTGGTTTTAGTTTAAGATCTGAATTAACTAAAAGATGAATACATTGTGATGTAGAAGATATAAGACAACAATGAGATAAGGAAAGTAAAATAAGAAGACTATTACCTTTATTTAGAAATTGATTATTGTTTCATAAAAGAGATATGGATCTATTTGAAAAACAATTAATAGAGTTTCCAAGAGGTAAACATGATGATCTTATAGATGCAACTCAAATGTTGTATGATATGTATACATTACAACCAAATAGTCCTAATCAATTTGAAGCACCACAAATAAAATATGATTCAAATGGTAGACCTTATATGTAATACTTGCTTTATGAATAAAAAACCTTATATTATTAATAATATTTAATTAAAACTTAGTATGGCTAAAAATAATATCTCAGAAGATGAACAATGAGTAGCTGTTATGTTTATACAAGAGACTTTTGATAATTATGAAAAACTATCTGGAAAAGATAGAGAAAAATTATTAAACATATATGATTGATATATAAGTTTCACACAAGAAAAGCAAAGTGATTGGTCTTCTTCATTTAAAATCAACAAAGCTCATGAAATAGTAAATAAAATATTACCAAGAGTTATAGCTAAGAATCCTAGATGGGTTGTTTCTCCTAGAATTGATGAGTTTAGACCTGAAGATAGAGAATTAACTTGAGAAGCTAGAAAAGAAAGATTAGCAGAGATGCAAGTAATGGCTAGATGAGTACAAGATTATCTAACTTATATATTTGATAACTATAATCTAAGAGAACCATTAAGACTTTGGGCTAAAAATATGATTATATATTGAAATGCTTACGCTAAAATCAAATATAAATATGAAGTAGCTAGAATTAAAAACGGTAAAGGTATAGAAGAAAAGGTTATATGAGAATATCCTACAATAGATGTTAAATCATGGGCTGATATATATGTTGATCCAAGATATGTATTACTAGAAGATATGCCAAGTGTTATTGAGGTTACTAACTGAGTTAGATTAGCTGATTTAAAAAGAAAGAAAGATAAATACATGAATTTAGATAAGATTGAGTTCTTACCTGATGAATGAACATTTAAAAAAGATGCAAACAAATATAAACAAGAGATGAATGCTATATCAGGTATTCCAATTGAGAATATAACTGGTTGAGTAGATAAAAATTCATTAACATTAAGAACATATTATTGAAAATATGATATAGAGTGAGATGAAAGACTTTATAAGATAGCTACAATAGATGATTTAGTAGTAATTGAGTTTGAAGAGATTACTATAATGCCTTTTGAAGATATTAAAGCCTTTGATAATACAGAAAATCATTACTCAGTATGATTTGTAGAACCTATCTTATCATTACAAGAAGAACTTAACTTTAAAAAGAACTCTGCAAGTGAATATATAAACAATGCTTTAAATAGGTCTTGGATATGGAGTCCTAATAGTTGAATTAATCCTTCTGATTTAATAAGTAGACCTAACAATATTATAGTTACTTCTAAAGATGCTATAACAGCTCAAAATAACTTAATAGAGTTACCTCATAGAAATTTACCTACTGATTACTTCCAAGAACAAAACGATCTTGAAAGACAAATACAATCAGCTACACATACTATTGATACAAGTGCTCAAAAGAGTCAACAAGGTCTTACTAATACTGCAACATGAATAAGAGTTAAGTTCTTTGAATCAAACTCTGTTATAGATGAAGTAAGAAAACACTTTGAAGAATGACTAGAGAAATTAGCTTATAAATTACTACAATCTACTTATGAAAATATGGAAGATAATATAGTAATTAAAAAACTATGAGATGAATGATATTGGGAAATGAATAAAGAACTATTAAAAGATGCTTTAAATAGATACTCAATTAAAATAGAAGTAAACTCATCTAGTTTTGATGATTTAGAAAACAGAAGAGAAGATGCTATAGCTTTTGGTAATGTAATGTTACAAGCAGCAAACTCTTGAGTACAAGTTGATTTTAACGAAGTATATAAAGATATAATCTGAACATTTGAAAAGAGAGATGTTAATAAATATATTAAAGAAACTCCAGTTATGCAAGAGATAGCATGATTAGCATGAGAAATAGAATGAACAGAAAGAAAGCCTAATGAAGCTTCTGCCTTAACTGAGCAAGTTGCAAAAGGTTGAATAACTAGTGCAATTTAATTTGATTTTATTCTATAAATTTGTAATATGTGAATAGCTGAGGAATATTTAAAGAGAGATGCAAGAGAAAAGGAAGTAAAAGATGAAGCATTAATTATATATAAGAAGCAATTAAGAAATATACACAATATAAAAAATACTGATTGATATATTGAAATTAAAGACTACTGGATAAGAGAAAAGGAATGAGCAGAGGATTTATTAAAACTCTGTTCTCCTGAATCTTTAAAAGAAGTACAAATTAAATATCAAACAGCTAATAACTTTGTTACCTTTCTTAATAATATAGAAAATAGTAAATAAAAGAGGATTTGTATCTTCTTTACTGGTAGTCTTCCACAGCTGGCTACTAGTGAAGAGCATATAAGCTCTACTTTTATATAATAACCATTATACATATGGATTCTACTGAACAAGCTCAAGCTGAGCATTCTAACACAGAACAACCATCTGAGGTTAGTGATAAAGCCGTAGAGCAATCACAAACATTCGAGGTAAACTGACAAACACTTACTTGAGATAAATTACTTGAGACTTATAAAAAGCTTCAAGGAGAATATACTAAATCAAGACAAGAGGTATCAGAAACCAAGAAGAACACGGAATTATCTACTGAAGATAAAGCAGCTATCGACTTTATTAAGAAAAATTGATTTGTTACTAAAGACGATTTAGACAACTTAGCTAGTTCTCAAAAACAAGCTTCTAATCTAAAAGAGATAATTACAAATAATCCAGACCTTAAACCTTTTGAATGAGCTATATGAGAACTATCAAGAAATAATTGAATAGCACCAGAAGATGTAATTGAAAAATATGGATTTAAGTCGAAAGACAAACTAGCGAAAGCTAAAGCACAAGGAGATATAATGTGAAAACCTAACACAGCTCCTAAAAGTATTGCAGAAATGTCTAGTAAAGAGTATTCTGATTACAAAATAAAAATGGGTATGTGAGGATCATCTAAATTTAGAAGATAATCTTATAAGCTGTGGAACAACTTATAATTTAATTAAACAAACATGGCTAATAACTTAACTGCAGATTTTCCTGAAATTTGGGCTAGAGAACAACAAGAAATATTCTACAAAGAAAATGTTGCTTCTAAAATCGCTGATACTTCTTTCGAAGCTGAAATGGCTTTTGGAGACACTTTAAACAGACCATACAGAAGTTCTAATGCTGTACAATCATATACTAGAGGTACTGATATCACTATTGATGATAAAACTGCAACTAATGAACAATTATCTATTAATAGACAATTCGCTACTGGTTTCTATATGGATGACTTTGATAAAATACAATCAAAATACGACGAAATTGCTAGATACGCACAAGATAACGGTGTATACTTAGCTAACCAAGTTGATTCTGATGTATTATGAGAATATGTTAACGCTACATCTACTGTAGATGATGGTGATATTGGTTGAACTGCTGGTAACGGTATTGCTTTAACTTCTTCTAATGTATTAAAAACTGTTTCTGCTGCTAAAAAAGCACTTAAAAAACAAAACATACCATCAACTGATTTATTTGGTGTTATTTCTCCAGAAGTTGAAGATATCTTAATTCAATACGGTGCTGGTAGAGATACTGCTATGTGAGATACTGCTAATAAAGAATGAGTAATAATGAATTTCTACGGATTTGATTTATATGTTTCTAACCAAACTGCTGGTTCTGCTGAATTAACAATGGCTGTTGATCCTACTGCTACTAATACTGTAGTAATTAACGGTGTTACATTCACTGCTGTATCTACTATTGGTACAACTCCTGGTAACTTCTTAGTTGGTACAAACGCTGATACTTCAAGAGCTGCTCTTGCTGGATTAATAAATGACCCATCTACTACAGATGCTAACGGTGTTGCTTTATCTGCTGAAGATCAAAAAGTATTCGCTAACCAAATCTCAGCTACTAACAATGATACAACTGATATCTTAACTGTTATCGCTAAATGAGTAGGTACTTTAGAAGTATCTGAAACATTAGCTGATGCTGGAGATATCTGGACTGCTGTTGATCAAAAACAACATAACTTATTTGGTAAAAGAGGTGCAACTACATTAGTAATGCAATCTGATGCTAGACCACAAGTTAAA